CTTCAGTAACATCATCAATATAAGTTATAGCATAAGGAAATCCTAATTCATTAACTGCACTTGCATTAACTACTTTATTCAAAGAGCTATTTAAATTAATTAAACTAGGATATATTAGCGAAGGACTTGACACAATAGTAGTAATAGCGCTTATATCACTGGATCTTATAAAATTTCTATTAAGACATAAATCAAAATCGGATTTTATATATACATTATTAGCAATAGTGGTTATGTTATTATTTAAATTAATAAAGGATGATTCTAGTAAGCTTCTTTTAGCAAAAGTTGTATTAAGACATAAATCAAAACTCTGTTTTGAATATAAACGACTACTTAAATTAGTCACATTATTATTTACATTATTAAAAGAAACTTCGGCTGCAACAATAGTTATGAGGTCACCAGATACAAATTGAGCCAAACTTTTTTTATTTAATGTAACAGTTCCATATACATCTAAAGTATTAAAACTCATATCTAAGTTTTTTACTAAGTCATTAGCTAGTAAAGCTGTTCCACATAAATCTCCAATAAATAATGTGCTAGTTATTGTATTGAATTTATTATTAGTAGAACCGACATTAAAACTATTATTAAGTGTTGGAATACTATCTCCAGATACACTAACGTGCCCAATAGAAATATCAAAATAATTATTTAATCTAATGTCTGGAAATAATTGCGAATAATATAGTGTATTACAACTAATATCCCCATTAAAAAGACTAATATTGCTAATATTAGTAACACTTTCTCTCAATTCAACATTTAAAGGTTTGCTTATTTCTAATTTAGAATAATCATCAGAACTTTTAATAATAGTATTTGAAAAATTAATATAACTTGATCTATTTAACGAACTATCTAATATCAAGTTTTCTAATGAAATATCAGTGAAAATCGCACCATTTGGAACCCTATTATTGGATTTATCATATCCAATAGGAATACCATAAATATAAGAATTAATAATATTAACATTAGAAAAATCCGAAACAGAAATATTACAATTAACAATGCTTACATCCGTAAAATTGCTTGATGTTAAAGTAACATTGACAAATTCTGATTTCGATACTAGAAGTCCGGTTCCGGTTACTGCAGAATTCACAACACTTATAGCACCATGTACTCTTAAATTTCCAATTATATTAATAGGTAATGAAGGTATATAAAGTATGTTATTTAAACTAATATCTGCAACAACAACTTCACTAGTTGTTAAATTATTCGAAACATCTAAATTAGTATCAACAGTCATACTATTATTAACAAAAACTCTTTTATTTTGTGGTGTTCTTAAGACTATATCATTTTGCGAGCTCTCAATAAGTAAATTATTGTTAATAGATCCAATATTTAGAGCAGGATTAATGTTTTGATTATTTTGAGAAATAAATGAAGTATTTATTTGCCACGGTATATTTTTATTGTTATAATTTATATAACTAATATCATATTTAGAACTATATTTAAGAGCCATTTATATTATTAATATTATATTTATATAATTTTATTATTAATATAATATTTATATTAATAATATTTATTATTCTTTTTTTCATTCTTTATTTCATTCTTTATTTCATTCTTTAATCATTCTTTTTACATAGTTGTATTAGTACAAGCTTTAGGATTATTTGTAATTCCATCCCAATGTATATTGCAATCTTTCGCCCATTTAGATTTTTCACACAATTTATCAGCGTCAGAGGTTCCATTAGCACTAAATCGAGAAGTCGGATAGTTGCGACATGTGTTTTTTGAATATCCAGAATTAATTTGATTATTTTTGCATATTACTTCATTGGCGGCATTATATGTAACACTCCAATAATCAGGGCAATCAGTAACAACGGGAGGAAAAACCTCTTCTGCTAAACTTCTAGCAATTATAATACCTATAATTATTAATCCTAATATTAATAATATACTAGCAACCATTAAAACCGTTTTATTAAATTTAGTTATCATTATATTATATAAATAAAATATAATATATTGAGAGATTACAAAATAATTATATTAAATAACACAAAATAATTATATTAATAATTATATATTAATATAATAAATGTCTAATGGAAGAATTAATATAATGGGTCCAAATACTTCAACGCTATTTTCTATGATGGATAAAATACCAATAAATACAAATACAAACTATCAAAATGTATTAGCAGGTAATTTTATGCGCTCACCATTGTCGGATAGTTATTTTTCAAAGCAAAATATTCAATATATACAAAATGGAATAAAGCAAGGCGTATATACTAAATCACAAAAACGAATAGCAGTAGATGATCAACCCGAAGACCAAATTGTAACAGTTATGAGATCTATGTATTTACAATATTCTAAAAATTTAGATAGTAATATACAAATGCAAGTAAATGACTTAAATAGTCGTGTCTTAAACTTTTGCATAAATAATGTATTTAATGAAGCAGTTGCATACTTAAAATATAGAGAAGACGCCAGCACTATGCATATTCCAATAATGCATCCTATTTATTCGAATAAAACCAATAAAGTTTTAGAACAAAAACCGTGGTTTTAAACTATAACAGATTTTCCTAATTTTGTTAAAATTTCATCTAATTTATATTTTAAAATAACATTTTCTTCTTTTAAAATATTTATACTAGCGCTCATCAAATTAGTGCGCTCTTCTAAATCTTTAATGCTATTGCAATCTTCATTTAATGTTTCTATTCTGGCGTTTAGCTTGTTTATAATTTCATGCTCCTCTTGTAATGCTTTAATTAATATAACAGAAAAGCAACTATATTTTACAGACTTATAGCTTTCAGTTATACCAGCATTAATGTCTTCTTGAGTTAATTCATGAGAACCAATCAACTCTGGAAATAATTGCTCTAATTCTTGTGCTATTACGCCTATATGTTTATTGGAGTTTTCATTAGATGTTCCTTTTAAATTATAATTGACTACCCTAACTTTCAATAAATCTTGCAATTTAGGACTAGTATTAACAATATTTTCTTTTAATCTAATATCACTCCAAGTAGCATAAGAGTTAGTTAAGTTTGTAATACTTCCATCTGAATGAAATCTTAAAACAGGATTATTTGAACTTAGCCAATTAGTTCTCCATTCGCTAATTATTGTGTTATTGTAGCCAGTTGCAATTTGTTGTATATAATTACCTGAACTTTCAAAAATAAATCTATTATCAAAAATTCTAAATTGCGTAACGGGACTATTATTTACTCTTACAAAGTTTGTATTGAGACATAGGTCAATAAACGCGCGACTATATACATTTCTACTTAAGTCAACTATTCTTCCGCTTGTATCTTGAAATGAAAGGTCAAACACTCTATTTCTAATATAATTAGTATTAAGACATATGTCGATAAGATCACGCGAATATACATTTGCACTTAGTTCATTTATTCTACTATTTACTGCATTAAATGAAACATTTGCGCCAGAAATAGTTAAATAACTACTTTGTAAAGTTTGATTTAAATCTATTCCGCCTAATCTAATAGTCCCACTTATATCTAAATTATTAAAACTCATATCTAAGTTTTTAACTAAGTCATTGGCCAGTGTGCAAGCACCAAACAAATTTCCAATAAATAATGTGCTAGTTATTGTATTGAATTTATTAGTACTAGAACCGATACTAAAAGTATTATTAAGTGTTGGAATAATATTTCCAGAAAGACTAATATGTCCAATAGAAACATCAAAATAATTATTTAATTTTATGTCGGGATTTAATTGCGAATAATATAATGTATTGCAACTAATATCACCGTTAAAAACGCTAATGTTGCTAACAGTTCCAAATCCTATTTTTAAAGGTTTGTTAATGTCTAATTTAGAATAATCATCACTACTTTTAATAATAGTAGAATTAGCACTATTGCTATTATTGTTAAATTTAATATAACTTGCACCATTTACTGAAGTGTCTAAGGTCAAACTAACTAATGACACATCAGTAAAAACAGCCTTAGTTGGAAAGCTAATATTATCACTATTATAACCAATAGCAGTATTAGAAATATAAGAGTTTGTAATAGTAGAGGAATAAATGTTTGATAAAAATATGTCGCTTAAACTAATGTCCCCAAAAGCAAATGTGCTTGTTGTTAAAGAAGCATTATTACTAGTAAAACCTGCTATTTCTTCATTTGAAGCAGCTATTTGACTAATACTTCCATTTATCTTAAGATCTCCGAAAACATTTTCAGTAAGTGATGAATTTAAATATAAAATATTATTTAAACAAATATCATTAACATTTAGTCTATATGTAGTAACAATATTAGAAACATCTAAACTAGCATTGACTGCCATATTGGCTTTTACAATAACCTTTTTATTTGCTGGTGTAGACAATAATATATTGCTAGTAGCGCTTTCTATTATTAAATTATTGCTTATAGTCCCTAGCTGTGAAGAATAAGAACCATCATTATAATTTTCATTGCTATGATATATGTATGTAGCGTCAAATTTATAGGGTAGTCCTGGTCTATTATATTCAATATAACTAATATCATTGCTAGAATTATAAACAATTAAATTTTTAATGTCTGGACTAGCCATATTTTTTATATTATAATATATGTAATATATTTTATAATATAATCATACCAAATTAAATAATTTTAAATATTTATTTGTATTAACGTTCACTTCTATTATTACGTGTGCTTTTGCCTCTCTATTCTCCATTTATTTTTTATATATATATAAAAAAATAAAAATCAAATCAATCCATACTTATAACACATTATTTACTTTTCTTAGATTTCTTAGCTTTGTCTTCACTTTTAACATTACTTTCCAAAAATTGGCTATAAGCACTTTTTAATGCATCCAGCTCTTTTAGCCACATATGCTCTAAAGTGCACGCACTAATAGTTGCTAATTCATTTTTCTTAAGCTCGTGCTCATTCAATAATTTTTCGACATTTTCTTTACATACGGAGTCCATAGGCATTTTTACTAAATAATTATAGTCATGTGTCTCTCCCAAATCAAATTTGAAGTCCTCCATAATTTTATAAAT